AATTGGAACATTGAACTCAACAGCCAGACCACGAAGCTCTTCAGCAATTGCTTTGATGTAGGTGTAGGAGTTTACATTCGATCCTGCCTTGATACGAGAAGAAGCACAGATGTTTAGATAATCGATATAGATAATATCTGGAACAAAGTCTTTCTTCAAATTCAGTTCATTCAGTAGATGCCTGAAGTTAGCCGAACCGGCAGTTGCAGTTGGATACTCCTTCACAATCAACTTGCCCTTGGCACGATCACGAACACGACCAATCAACTTATAGTAGATTGCTTGTGGAAGCTCCTTCAATTCGTCGAGCGTTACACCGAGTAGATTTGCATCTACGCGTTCAGCAATTCTTTCTTCAGCCATTTCCATGGTGATATAAAGAACGTTCTGACCAGACAAAAGATTTTGAGCTGCGCCGTGACACATGAATAGAGACTTACCAACACCAGTGCCAGCAAGAGCAATATTCAGTGTCTTACGTGGTAGGCCACCCTGAGTAATCTTGTTAAAGAAGTCAAGATCAAAAGGAATACGAACTTCCTTGCGATGATAGAACTCATAACGAGCATCAGCATCATCAAGGAAGTCGTGGCCAATCGAGTTGTCGAATGAAACACCAAGAGCGTCCTGCAAGATCTTAGGGATAGCACCAACGGAGTCAACAAGCCAATTCATATCCTTCTCTTCAGACTTGTCAAGAGTTGACACGAGATCTTTGGCTCGCTTGAACTGTTCTTCAGTCAAGCCAGTTTTCTCGTTCAAATCAATGTCAAGCGCAGTCTTAGTCGGAAACGAGTTGTACTTGTTCACATAGTCAGTGATCAGGTCGAACACTGTACGATCAACCTGGTCACTGAAATAGTCTGACTGTAAGAATGGAATTACCTTGCGTGCATACTCCTCATTGTTAATCAAATTGCCGAAGATAACATTCTCAATTTTCATTCGCCTTCCAGCTCCTCATAAACGGATTCAACTTCATCTTCCTGCATGATGCTACCGGAAGCTACACGATACCTATTCTCAATGAATTCATTGAACTTCGGGCATTGTAGAATTGGATGCCAGAAGCTAAAGCTATAAGTATCATTCATACGATAAGACTTATCAAGGATTTCACCGGTTTCCATGTCAACACGCTGGAACCAACCAACCTTTGGCTTGATTACGTGGCCAGACTCGAGAGCCATGTCCATCAAACCAGACCACTTGGAGATGCCTTCATCCCAAGAGACTTCGATTGGAATCTTGCTCTTTTCTTTGACGAAGCGAGATTTCTCGACGTTGATGATGAAGTTATAACCAACAACATCCTTGCCATCCTTCTCTTGCTGACGACCAAGAATGAAGATGTTATCAGCTGAGTAATAGATACCAGTACCACCAGATACAACTGGCTTCGAGAACATTTCCTGAGTCATGTAAGTATGGTTTACTACAACCATCGGAATATCCTTGATGGTTAAGTGAGGAGTTACCATACGGAACAGAGACTTGAGCTGCTTAGCACGAGTCATGTCAGCTGCTGAGTTTTGCTTCAGAGCATCATCAACTTCTTTCTTTGAAGCCAAGTTACCAACCGAGTCGATGATAATCATAACATGTTCACCACGACCAATCTGTTCAAGTTGGCTCATAATGTCGAACTTCAATTGCTCGATATCAGTGATGGGAGTATGAAGCACTCGGCTTGTGTCAATCTTGAACGAATCGAAGTAGGACTGAGGAGTACCAAACTCGGAGTCATAAAACATTAGCACGGCGTCAGAATACTTATCCATGTAAGCCTTGGCCATCAACAGACTGAAAGAAGTCTTAAAGTGCTTTGATGGGCCAGCCCAAATGGTAAGACCTGGCGCAAATCCACCATTGATCTTGCCGGACAACGCGATGTTGATTGCAGGAACCGTGGTGGAGATTGTGTCCTTCTCATTGAAGAACTTTGAGTCTGCAAGAATATCAGTATCTTTGATTGTAGAATTCTTACGCAGTTTATTAAGTAAATCAGACATATTATCTCCTTGTTCGTAGTATTACAGTATATTCGGTATATGAAATAATGTCAACCAATAAGAGACTGAAGTTTCTTTTTAAATGCTTCAATCTTTTCTTTACGGTTGGGCCAATGGATATAAGCATTCTTTTCTGCATCCTTGGCAAGGTTGTTTAATAGAGGAAGAACAAGTTTGTACATGGCTTCTGCCTTGGCTTGACTTTCTTCTACGGTGAGTTGAGCTTGTGTGAAGATGTCCTCGCTTACGGATGTAAACCCGAAATCGAAATCTTCGTCTAAATCTATATTAGCCATTGATAACTCCTATTGTCCAGTTTTCAGCGCAATCTTCAGCGTATCGTAATGTTTTGTCTTTCAAAACTCTGGTCTCAGTGTGCTGATCATTTTCAAAAAACTTGACATAAAAATAATCATCATAGATTTGCTTATGCACCTCGGCTCTGCGATTTGCATATTGTCCATTACCATTGTATTCTGTTACCATCATGAGAACCAATCCTCTAGAGTTGCGCGTTTTTCCGTTTGCCAGCCAATTGTCTTGATGATTGATTCGATTGGACTGAGATAGCCTTTCTCGAACTGGACATCGTAGTCAACATACTGATGCATATTAAATTCTTGTGGAAGACCATTCGAGCAAGAGATCACGTGTTCTCTTGTCGGATTCGGATTTTTGAGATACACGAACTTGATCTTCTCGCCGCTGGCAATCGTTTGATATTTATTTTGAAGCTTTAGCTTCTCGATCATCTGATTGAAAACAACAGAGCCACGAACGTGAATAGGAGTACCAGACTCGAAGCGACCAAAGCGATACCACTTTTCAATGTCCTTCACTCCACGAGTAAATGCCACATCCTCAAAGCTCAACGTACGGAACTTTGTACGGAAGTCTGAGATATACTTTTGAAGATCTTCTTCAGGCATAAGCATTCATGCTGTCAGCCAGTTCCTGATAAGACTTATCGATGAATGGCTCAATACGCTTCTTACAAGCAGTGTCAAGGAATTCCACAATCTTCATATCATCAGCACCATCTGGGAAGACGTGCTTTACCAGACCTTCGAGTGTGATATAGATTGAGTCAGTATCAGATGCAATGACATAGTCTTTGTTCTTGGTACCGAGCAAATCGTTCAGATAGAAATTAATCTTCTTCTCAATCCAGCGAATGCTGAGCTGGCCAGACATGGTGATGGCTTCAGCATTGTTCACATCAAACCAACGGAACCACTTGTTACCAAGAGCACCATAAGCTGAGTTGAGCTGAATCTTCTTGGCCATCTGCATGTTATCAAGTCGAGCAATCTCCTTGACAAGCTTAGGGTCCTTGGTCTTTTCGTATTCCTTCTTGACCTCGATCATTTCCTTCTTGTACTTGGTGCGATCGTTGTACATGCGATCCATGAGGCTAGGAAGGAAGCCACGCTTTTCTTTGGTGTAAACACAAAGGTTGGCGGCGAGTGTACAGTTCGAGTTTTTCATATCATTCTCGTACTTACTCACGCCGCCAACAAGTAGGTCGTCGATTGTCATCTTATCGCCCAGACGAGTTACAAGCGTCTCCGGAGAGATGTTGTATTGCATAATAAGATGAGGGTAAAGGGAGTTCAAATCGAACGACACAACCCATTTACTCATGCCAAGCTTTGGATCTTTAACATAGCCACCAACGAATGGTCTATCATTCTTGTTCTTGTTGTTTTGATAAACAACTGTTTTGCGATCTAAGAGATAGTTATGAGTAATAATATCCCACTGCTTCACCGAAGCCAAGCAGTCTTCATAGTTTACCTTGGCATCATAGGCCATGGCATAGACAAGCTCGATGAGCTTCAGTTTGTCTTCAAGCTTTTCAACGAGTTCAACGTCGTGGATGTTGTACTCAATATACTTTTGAAAGTTCTTGAAGCGAAGATCATCGAGGTTATCGTATTCAGAATAATCAAGCTTTTGTTCACCGAGTTCTACCTGAGCAATATAGTCGAGTCGATAAGACTCTTGCTCAGTGTAGGTGAACTTCTTGTAAAGATGTATGTAGTCCAGTACGGCAATGCCTACTGGTGTATAGGCCACATTGGTTCGTCCTCGAATTTCGACTTTGTATTCACGTAGGATTTCCCAAGGGGAAAGACGACGAGCCTGATCTTCTCCGAGAAGCTTTCGTATCCGGTTGACAAGGTACGGAATGTCGAAGAACTCGATGTTCCAGCCCGTGACCACGTCAGGTGAATAGAGCGATCCGTTCCAGACTTCAAGGAAGGCGAGAAGGAGAGCAGATTCGTCTGCGCATTTGTAATATTGAACATTAGGTAGGTGCTCCTTATAATCACCGCAGCCAAACACTGTTTTCTTACCATTGCGGCCGATGGTAATAGCTGTAATTTCATTCTCTGCAAGTTCGATGTCAGGGAAACCATTTTCAATGCTGGTCTCGATATCGATCGAACAGACGGAAACGAGACTCGGATCGTACCGAATCTCGCCAGGATAGTTATCATAAATATACATGTAAGGCCAGTCGGTGAGACCAAAGATCTCCATGCCACTGACATCTTCATATGTTTGTAGGAATTCACGAGCATCGCGCATGGAATCGAAGTCCATACGGCCAACGTACTCGTCACGCAGATTACGATATTCGGTCTGAGTTTGAGATGGGATAAATAGGTACGGCTTATACTTTGTGGCGAACTTTACGGGCTTACCGTTATTGAGTCCACGAACAAGGATCTGATTACCGTGTCTGGTGATGTTTGTATAAAATTTCATGTTACCTCGCCACTACACATATTTTAGTTATATCACCAATTGCAAATAATGTACACATGTAAAAGGAAAAAAAATGAAGTTGACTGAAAACTTTTCTCTCGCCGAGATGATCGTCTCTCCTACAGCTAAAAGACTTGGCCTAAGCAATACTCCTACAGCAGAGCATATTGAAAACATGCGCTACTGTTGTGAAAAGATCCTCGAACCAGTTCGTGCTCACTTTGGCAAACCGGTTCAAATCAACTCGTCTTATCGTGCACCGCTGGTGAATAAAGCGGTTGGCGGATCAAAGACATCACAACACGTCAATGGCCAAGCGATTGACTTCGAAGTTCCTGGCGTAGACAACAAAAAGGTTGCCGACTGGGTTGCTGATAATCTTGAGTTTGACCAAGTCATTCTTGAGTTCTATACAGCAGGTGACAAGAACTCTGGTTGGGTCCATGCTTCAATTAAGAAGGAAGGTGGCAACCGTAAACTACGTATGATCGCCTCAAAATCAAAAGCAGGTGGAACAGTATATACTACTGTGAAGGACTTCGATCCTTCAACAACTCGTGCTGCAGGAGCTCCTCAGGTAGCGAGTCCAGCAGCTCCAGCATCATCGGCTCCAAAGGCAGCTGCAGCTGTAGCGGGTCTTGGTGCATTAGCGGCTCTCCAATCTAAGTGCGGCATTACAGCCGATGGCAAGTGGGGACCTGGTACTTATAAGGCAGCAAGAGACTTCTTCAAGCTAACTAACAATCAGGCTGCTCACTTCTTCGGTCAGTGTGCTCATGAGTCAGGTGGCTTCAAGGTATTCCAAGAGAACCTGAACTACTCGGACAAAGGCCTCAACGGAATCTTCAAGAAGTACTTCCCAACAATTGCGTCAACTGCAGGTTATGCTCGTAAGCCAGAAAAGATTGCCAATAAGGTTTATGCAAGCCGTATGGGTAATGGTCCAGAGTCGTCAGGCGATGGTTGGAAGTTCCGCGGTCGTGGTCCTATCCAGCTAACAGGTAAGTCGAACTATACTACGTTTGCAGCTGACATTGGTCGTCCAGATCAGATAAGGGCGTGACTGATGCGGTAATCACTCAGATTACAAAGCGCGTAAATGGTGGAACACACGGTCTTGATGATCGTCTTAAGAAAACCAAGCAATACGCTACTTGGGGTTAAGAATAATATAAATATTGTAGATCGCGGTGTTGCAGCACCCATCTACTCTAATTCTGGTAGGAGAATCAGCTATGCTTATATATTCAAGAACATGTCTTCATTGTAAAACATCTTTTGAGGCAAAACGCAAAGATAAAATATTTTGTTCTCGAAACTGCAAATGGCGAGATAAAAATGCCAAACGTGGTCGAGCAGGGCGCCGACCATATATAAGGCACAAAAAAGATCATTGTGAAAAATGCGGGTTTATAGCAGAACATAAATGTCAATTAGATATAGATCACATTGACGGTAATCATTCTAATAATGATGTTACCAATTTGCAAACATTGTGTGCAAACTGCCACAGATTAAAAACGTATTTAAATGAAGATTGGAAAAAGGGGCCCGATTAATTTCGAGCCCCTTCTTTTTTACTTAGTTTTACCTTCTGCCAAGAATTCGGCAGCCTGCGACGGATATTCTTCGTCGTCCTTAATTTCTACCTTCTTCGGCTTCTTGTGCTCAGGAATAATAGCTTCCAGCGCAATCTTTAGAAAATGGTCGCATAGCTAGCCCGTGATGAAGCATCTGAGGCCATGTCCATTCGCCATTTGAATCTTGTTCTGAGGGTTCACCAGATGTGGTATTACCCTTGATGATTAACTTATCATCAGCAATCTCAATTTCAAGATCTTGCTTTGCAAAACCGGCCACTGCGAGTTCGATGGTGTATCGATTCTCGTCAATCTTCTTTAGATTGTATGGTGGGTATTTGACACAAGATGCGGCTTGATTTTGAGCTTCGGTTAGCCTTTTAGCAATGTCATCGAATCCGACAAAGAAACTGTCAAGATTCTTAAATGCACGAGCGTCATAAAAGTTTTTCATATATTTTCTCCTATTAAGCGAGTTTAATTATGTCACCCATTAGGCGTGACAGGTTTATTTATCAGATATAGTTGAACTTCAGCTTCAAGAAACATCTGTTTTGTAATTTCCCAGTTCAAATGTGGACGATCTTCTGTAGGTTCATAGGATACCACCTTTTTGATTCCTTTTTGAATGATCGACTTAGCACACTCATTGCATGGAAGCAATGGACTATAAAGAGTACAGCCTTCGACAGAGAGTGGTGCATTGTCAAGTGCGTTACGCTCAGCATGAGCTACAAAAAGATACTTGGTTTCCTTGTCTTGGTAACGAGCTGGAATATCCTTAATGCCTCGAGGAAAACCATTGAAGCCAAGAGACACTACTCGGTTTTGCTTATCAACAATCACACAACCAACTTGTGTTGATGGATCTTTTGACCATGTAGCTACATGCTCGGCTAGTTCCATGAATCGATCAGACCACTTGCTCACTTCTTTTTTCCTGCGTCTAGAATGCGTTCGCGCAAACTTGATGAACTGTAATCATGCTTCCGCGAAAGATAATGAATCGGAATATCCAACCCATACCCCGTAAAATTGGTGCGACCAAAATAGTCAAGTCAGCAGGTTCAATAGATCTGCTTCTGTATCATATGGAATTATCTCATCAACATACTTACATGCATTCACTTGAACATACCGTTCAAACAAATTCTGCACAGGTTTGTTCTTCTCAGGACGGTCAAGAGTAGGATCAGACTGCAATGCTATGACCAGTCTATCACAATTCTCTTTTGCTTCACACAGTGCCAAAACATGACCTGAATGAAACAGATCAAAACAACTTGCTATAATACCTACACGTTCAGACATTCTAGAATCACTCCAACAATAGTAAACACAGTCAATAAAGCAAATAGGCTCAGACAACCTGCTCCAGTCAAACCTCCCCACATCTCACGTTGACGAGGATGATTAGTCATACTCTACTCCAGGATCTTGTTTACGGCCCATATAATGATCGTCAGACACGCAAACAATTTTCGTAATCAGGTTCTTCTTTGGCGAACGAACACTGTCCATAGCTATATAGCAAGTTGCTTCGTCCTTATAAGCAACCTCACGTTTGCTCACGAACTCACCATCAGGTGTCAAGAAGAATGCAATCAGCCAGAATTTCATAGATCAAGATTCCGTTCTGCGCGATAGTCCTCATCGCTCATACAATCAAACTGTGCCTGGAGTTTACTATTGATGATAGTACGAGTAACCTCGCCTGCAAACACAGCACACTGTTCCTGACTACCAGTCTCGTAAATGTCCTTGGCAATGAACTCGCCTTCGGCTGTGAACAAATGTACAATCAACCAGAAACTCATATTA